CAGTTACTAACAGCAAAGTCGCTGCAACAGATGTTGTCGTTGCTTGTCATGGTTCCGCTGGAACCGCTGGTGCTTACATCGTAAGTGCTAACGGTATTGCAGCTGGATCATTCAAGATCACAGTTTCTAACGTATCAGGTGGAGCTTTAAGTGAAGCTATCGTTATTAACTATGTTGCTCTAAAGGGAGCATCTAGCTAAATGGGAATGTTCGCTTTTAGGCGAATGAGAGTGAGGAATGAAGCTGCTCAAAAGGCAGCTTCATTGACTCCAACTCTTGAAAAGCCAAAACCTAAACCAAAGCCCAAGAAGGTAAAACTAAATGGCGATAACACTTGATGCAACTGTTGGTGGTGCTAACGCAAACACCTATATCACTCTTGCTGATGCAAACTCATTTATTGAAGGTTTAGTCCTCAGTGATGACGCTGCTGCATGGGATGGTTCAAGCAACGACAATAAAAATCGTGCGCTTTTTACAGCTGCCCAAAGAATTGATCGTGAAAAGTTTTTAGGAGCTAGGGTAGATGATACCCAGGCACTAGAATGGCCTAGATCAGGAGTAAGAAAACCTGACACTTACACCAACCTTTATGGCTTATCTTTTCCAAACAGATTAGTTGCAGATTATTACACAGATACTGAAATCCCAGATCGTGTTAAAAACGCACAGGTCATCTTGGCGGTATATCTCAACAACAATAGGAACGGTTTGGAGTTGAGTGGTCTGGAAGATTTTGCAACAGTTAGTATCGGTAATATAAATGCAACCCCTAGATTTTATGGGGCAGTTGGTATTGATCGAATCCCACCGATAGTTGATCATTACCTAATGGGTATTAGAATAGGTGGAAGAGCAAACTTATCAATCAAGAGGTCTTAAAGTGAACTACGGCTACCAATACCCAGCAGGGATAATCATTACAGATACAAATGCCCATACTGGCAGATTCGGTAAAGTGCATTGTCTGACAGATGCTGAAGCGACTTTTGTTGCTGAGAACTTAACGGAAAACGGTTCTTCAACTATCAACGGCATCACAATGAAGGCATCATCTGAAGTTGAAGGTGTAATCACAAGTATCACTCTTGCAAGTGGTCAAGTCATAGCTTATTCATTATGAGTCTTGCCAACGCACTGAAAAAGGCAGCATCAAAAACTCTTAGCAAGCTTGGAGGTGATGTGACTATCAGACAAGTAACGGCTGGCAGTTATAACACAACCACTGGAGCTATTACTGAATCAACATCTGATACTACTGTTAAAGGTGCGTTAACAAATGTAAACAGATCCGAGGTAAATGATCTGATTGAATCTCAGGACAAGAGATTGACAATATCAGCAGGGGATTTGACCTTTGTACCCACTACAAAAGACAGAGTTGTTATAAGTAGTGTTGAGTTTAAAATTATTCAAGTTGTGACAAACGAACAAAATAATACAGCAATAAGTTTTGATTTAATCCTGAGGTAACTATGGCAAGAGAAATAAACTTAACTGACATTGGAGATCATTTCGGTGATAAGGTTCAAAAGACTGTAAGAAAAGCAACTTTCAAAGCAGAGGCTGATATTAAACAATTTACACCTGTATTTCAACCAAGAGAAGGTGAAACAGGAGTTGGTGGAACTTTACGAAATTCATGGAAAAGTAATATCGAACCTTATGTTGGTATCGTTTCCACAAATATTGAATATGCAGAACCTGTTGCTTATGGAACAAACTTACCCCCAAGTTGGGGTGGTCAATACAGAACAAGGCAACAAACAATCAAAGGATATCCAGAACTTATTGCAAAACAATTAGAACAATTTATCAGAGATGAATTCAGGAGGTCATAATGGCAGCAATTGATTTAAACACCGTCAGATCAACAATTGAAGGAAGGCTTGCAACAGAACTTGCATCAAGCCCTGCGATTCCTGTTGTTTTTAATAACATGGCATTTGATTCCACTACAGAAGATACTTTTGTTCAATGTCAGACAAGTTTTGGATCTGGAAGCTATTTGACTATGGGTGGATCTGCAAATTCAACAAACAGTGTTGTTGGTTTACTCTTGATTAATATATTTACAGAAGAAGGGATTGGCCCAGGGTCAAACTTTACAATTGGCAAAAGGTTGCGTGACCTCTACAATAATATTACAGTTTCAAATGTGATCTTTGATTCACCTATTGGGCCTGAAATACTTACATTAAGTCCAGAAGGTAAGTTTCAAACACAAATTAGGATAACATTTGAAATATATGAGGATCTTTAATCATGCCAAAACTTGTAATCACAGAAGAAATGCTTGATGCCATCGAAGCTGTCAAAGGTGTAAGAGATTCTAGAATGTGGGATCCTAATTGTAAAAGATATATGGAGAATCAAGAAAATTCAAAAAAAGATGTAAAAAAGGCTGAAAAGGGTTAATATATTTATAAATCTTTCTTTTTTTTGTTATGGCTGCTGTAAAAGGTGATGTCGGTAAAATAATGTTCCATAACGCTGCTGGAACAGAAGCTGATATATCAGGTCTTAGAAATTGGTCTTTATCAATTACTAAAGACACCCAAGAAACCACAGTTCAGGGTGATACCTCAAAGACTTTTGTTGGTGGCCTTATCTCTGGTGAAGGTTCAGCAACTCTCATTTATGATAATGCTGGAAACTCTGATTACTTATCTTTTGTTGAAGATATTTTGACAACTGGTGATGCTGGTGATGCGTTGTTTGAGTTGTTTCCAGATAGTTCAGCAAGTGCAAAGAAATTTGGTTTTTCTGGAATAGTTACAGGTGCTGAATATGGAGCAACCATTGGTGAGATCCAAGAAATAAACATTTCATTTATAACAACTGGTGCAATCACTTCAGACATATAGTAAATTTTAGATAACTAACCCCACATAAACATGGCAACAAAAAGAACCGTTGATTTAATCACTGAGGCTTTCAGTGATGTAATGACTGCAAGAAGAAAATATGAATTAAAAAAGCCAAATGGTGATTTATTAAAAGAAATATATTTTCCACCCTTAACAAGGTTTGATAGAAAAAAAGCTCAAGTTGCTGCTGGTACAGATGATGCTTTAACAATATCTACAAAACTTCTTTGTCAACTTGCAGAGAATGAAGATGGTTCAAAAGCATTTCATTCTGCTGATGCAGAAAATCTACAGAGATTTTTACCTGAAACAGTTTTGAATGATCTTGAATTATTTATGATGGATATTCAAGTTGATTTAGATACAGCAAAAAACGAATCAGGCGAGATAACTGGTTAAACTTTGAGTTTTTTCTCGCATCAGAATTAGGAAAATCTGTTCAAGAATTAAGGAAGTCAATGACAGAAGAAGAGCTTATTCACTGGGCTGCATACTATGAAGTTAAGAATGAAAGGGAAAGACAAGAAATGCAGCGACAAAAGGCCAAATAAAGGTAATATATAATAAAGGTTATTTGTATTTGTGGCACAATCAACAGTCAGATTAATAGTTGATGCTCAAAATGCAATCAATCCATTAAAGAGAGTAAATGATGTTACAAAAAATTTAAGTAGAAATACAGATAAATTAAAAGATAGATTAAATAAATCAAATAGGTCAATAAGAGAATCAGGTAGGGCTGCAAAATCGGCCAGTGGTGGATTTGCAACATTAAATAAATCTTTAATGCCGTTGATAAAAGCTTTGGCAGCTATAGCAGCTACAAGATTTGTTTTCATCAACGCTGCCGATATTGAGACTCAAAGAAAAAGCCTAGAGGTTCTTACTGGTTCTCTTTCTAAAACGAATGAAATAATAAAAGAATTACAGGATTTTGGTGCTGTTACTCCATTTAAAAGTAGTGAATTAATAGAGCAAACAAAAAGATTAAAGGCTTTTGGTTTTGAGACTAATGAATTAGTAGACACAACAAAAAGGCTTGCTGATGTTGCTGGTGCTACTGGTGCAGATTTACAAGGCATTGCAACAGCCTTTGGACAGATAAGAGCAAAAGGTAAATTACAACAAGAAGAAAATTTGCAGTTATTAGAAAGAGGAGTTGATATAACAACTGAACTTGAAAAAATCACAGGTAAGCAAGGAGAGGCTTTTGCTTCTGCGATGCGTAAAGGTGAAATAGGTGCTGATGCTGTTAATCAAGCGTTAATAAATCTCACGAGTCAAGGTGGTGCTTTCTTTGAGGGTGCTTCAGCACAGGCAACAACACTAAATGGTAAATTATCAACCTTGGTTGATTCAGTTGAAAGTTTAGCCAGGACAATTGGAGAACAACTATCACCAGCAATCAAAGGAGCATTGGATCTTGCAACAAAAGGTGTAATGGCTATAGAAAAAATGTTTCAAAGATTTGGTGATATTGGTGATGTTGGTTTAGGCAATGTTGCAAAAGCAGAAATGGATGCAAGAAGAGATGCTGCGAGACTAACAGCGACCAAGTTTGGAACTGATTTTAAAGGTGAAAGTGTATTTGCGAGTAAAGAAGAAAATGAATTTTTTAAAGAACAATTTGAAATTTTAAAACAACAAAATATTGAAAGAGAAAAGTTAAAACAAAAATCTTTTGAAGAAGTCCAAATTATTGAACAAGTAAATCAAAAACATGAAGAGGGAACAAATAAGATTATTAAAAAAGGAAGTGAAATAAATAAAGTAAATGAAAATTTAAATAAAACAAAAACGGCAGCAGATCAATTGAATGAAAAATTTATGGACATAGGCCAAAGTGTGGAAGATGGTATTGTTTCTAATCTTACAGATGCCGTAATGGGAACAAAAACATTAGCACAAGCAGCCATAAGTGTTTTAGATAATTTAAAAAGAAAATTAGTTGAAGTTGCTATACAGAAAGCTGTTGCTGGTATCGGAGGCAAGATTGGGGGATTCTTTAGCGGTCTTTTTGGTGGCAAGAGAGCAAGCGGTGGTCCAGTAG